GTTGAGACGTTGCGGCGGCGAAAATGAAAAAGCCTCGCGGAATAACGAGGCTTGTTAATTCGATAAGCTGTGTGACATAGCTATCACTCTTATCATAATATTCAGTTTTTTACGTACGTAAACTCTTTTATTAAATTAGGCTGCAATTTTTTGAACATATTTATCCATTTCCAGTTCTACATCTAGCATTATCAGCATTCCTTCAATAACACCCTCCGCCTTTTGTAATTTTTTACCGATATGACCGTCAGAGCATTTATGCTCATAAGCTAATTGCATGAATGTTTTACCGAATACATAGTAGTCAAATAACAAATCGTGGATATCGTCATTCTTTTGATTCAGCTTTGCCATACAGCTAGAAATAACAATAGCGTCATCCTCACAACACTGTGGCCGAGATTTTACTTTACTGGGTATGAGTCCCTTAAATCCGGCAGCAATGGGAGACCAATAAACGTCTTCTCTATTATCAGCCGCCCATCCACCCCAACGCTCTAAAACTAGTTGAATGTCACGCATCAGCACATTCCCCCACCAACATTAATTTTTTCCGGTTCAGTCAGTTCCAGCGCAGCTTCATAGGTTGCCAGTTCCGTGCCGTAGCTTGGTTCAGGAATAGCAAACAGTGCCTTGTGTTTTAAGTTATCAGTTATCTTCATTATTCCACCCACTTATTAAAAGACAGTTCACGCACTTCATCACCGTTAAGTAGCATGTCATTAAAATCACCGTGATCGGGCCAGCGAATACTGACCGTTTCTAAATCGTTTTTAGCAACGAGGTTACCCCTGGCACACTCAAAAGCCGCAGCGTGGCCGGTCGCTGAATGCAGATCCATATCAGCGAAAATAATTAAGTGTTTAACCCCGTTCGGTACCCGGAATTTCCCCATAAATCCGGCATTCATCACCGGCCAGGTGTTACAGCCGTATATTTGCTTGCATGACAGCGCGGTTTCTATACCTTCTGAGATCCCCAATGTTGATGAAACTGGAAACATGCGGATAGCAACAGAGCCTGTGTGCTTTAAATAATCATCAGACTGGAGGGAATAGGTCTGTTTGGCGAGATCCATGTTGGCTTTTTTGTCACCCTCTAATAACGTCCTGTGCAGGTAACAAAGCGCACCTTTATCGTCCGTAGCCAGAGAATACATGGCCTGAAAAACCTTCGTTCTCACGGGCTGATGATTGCAATATCGGATCTGCTCCGCTGGCAGGCAATTAATTCCCCGGTTGCGTAAATAACTTTCGCCGGGCGTTCCACGTAAATTCACCAGGGTGGAATACTTCCTAATCACCTTGTCACGAAATAATGACCGGTCATCTTTATTGACAGAAGATTGAACGCTTTCAGGCTGATGTGCATACGTATTGCCAATAATTTCATCAACTTCTGTTGCCTGCGCTTTAAAATCCTTCTTCTGAGTCAGTGCAAGTAATTTCCAACCGTCACCAATGTTGCAGACACAAATGAATGTTCCCCGTCCGCCTTTATCATCACAGCGGTATTTTCCCTTCTGTCCGCAAATAGGACACTTGCCTTTGTAATGTTTTTTTCCGGTAACAGGAGGCAGTCCGTAATATTCAAAAACTTTCGACCACTGTCCAATTACTGCATCCGTTGTTTTCATGAGTTACCTCCCTGCGTGGCTGAACTGAGCTGTTTTTTCTCCTGGCTTTTTATCCATGAAATCAGTTTCCATTTGATAAAATTATTGACTTCCGGGGTGATCTCGACCGTGTGGTCATTTAAGCCATTAGGGAACTCACCAAATTTGCTTCTGAAGGTATGGGCACACCAACCATCAGAAATGGGTTTGCCCTGATTGGCCCGCTGACGCTGGTAATACTTGATTTGGGACCACCAGCTTTGGCGCTCTGCCTTGCTATAGACGCGATCCTTACCATTAAGCTTTTTCAGTCCGCGAGAGCGATCCACTTCTACATCTTCACCGCTCAAGGGTTTAAACCCACACTTAGGGCAGACGTAGACAGCTGGGGGTTTCATGTAATGACACGCCGGGCATTCCTTCGGGAGTTTTTCGGCTTTGTCGCTGTCAGTACTGCGAGCAGCTTCTTTCATGCCGTCGCTTTTAGAGGGCAATGCGTCATACTCAATATTATCGGGATAACCGAGTCGGTGAACTGAACCGCTGTGATCAAATATCATGCAGGTTTCTTTACCGGGTGCGGTACGAAGCCCACGACCAAGACACTGAACCCAACGAATTTCAGATTTAGTTGGTCTCGCATAAATAATGCACCGGACATCACTATCAAATCCCGCAATCAGCGTGCCGACGCTAACCAGGATCTTTGTTACACCCTGTTCAAAACGATGAATGATGATTTGTCTTTCTTCCGGTGGTGTCTCAGCAATAATTACCTCGGCATTGACACCGGCCTTATTAAATTCAACCGTGATAAAATTGGCGTGGGCCACGTTGACGCAAAAGCAAATCGTTGGTTCATCATTACCGTTCACAAGCCAATTCTTGACGATATCGCCCACCAGCGTTGAATCACCCATAATCTCGGCTAGCTGGTCCTCTTTGTAATCCTGCCCAAAGTCATCACTGGACGTCACTTTTACGCCTTTCAGGTCCGGCTTGGTGGGGGCATAAAATTCATAGGAACTGAGTTCACCTTTAGCGATAAGTTCTTTCATCGTGGTGGGTTTCAGGAGCTGTTGATAGTAGCTTCCCAGAAACGGGGAAAACGGCGTTCCTGACAGACCGATAACTTTTACACCGGTGTTTTCTGTCAGATACTGAATGACTTCAAGCAGCTTTTTACGGCGTAAATGGGCTTCGTCAATGATCAACAGATCGATGTTGTCCGGGAAGTCACGGCGGATTAACGTGTCAGCCGAGGCAATTTGGATCAGCCGGTTTGGGTCGTTAGGCTGGTAATCCCGCCATACGTAGCCAATTTTTTCTTCTGGCAGTCCATACTGAATAAACCGGGTAGCAGTCTGGCGAACCAGAGTCAGGTAAGGCGCGACAAACATCACCCGCATACCACGAGAGATGCAACCGGCTGTGATGAAGGCCGATAAGCCTGTTTTACCACTCCCGGTAGGCGCATATACCATGAAGGTACTGTGTTGTTTCCAGTTCTGGCGCAACATGGACAAGGCACGGCTCTGAGTTGTATTTGGGGTTATTGTCAGCATGTTTTACCTCCCCATTCCCTTAAGGCGGATTCAGTGACATAATCGCCTGTGGGTGCCCGATGCTTTGTTGTACCTGCTGCAAGAACCGGTGTATTCCTCGCAAAAGTGTCCACCGGTTTCTTGCTCCCTTCTGAATATTTTTTTATCAGTCCGCGAGCCATATTCTTCTGTCTGCCCGTTAGATATTTTCCACCCCGAAAATAACGGCTGAGTCCGTTGATAAAGTCGTATTCCCATTTTGTCAGACCGGAACACCCTTTCATGGAAAGGATCCGCTCTAAGTCGCCTATAAGTTTCTCGCTTATTTCCATTGTGCAATCCTCTGTTATTTTACTTTGCCAGGAACACAGCCCTGACCGAATATCAATTTAGCCGTTTAGACGTCTGGGCGTATTCCGGCTTTTATATCCCTATAGTGATCTTCTATAAGATCTGAGTTGTTTTTCCTTGGCTGTGCCTTCCCTAACACCCCTTTCAAAGATCACCCCCCTTACCCCCCTAGAAAGTTTTCCCCTCTTCCCCAAACCATCTAAACATCTAGACGTCCAAACATCCAAGTAACCTTTCAAGTTCTTTTCCCCTTCGCTAACTGCGGCTCCTCGGTATAACCCTGACTCGCTCTTGCATACTTCCTGACAAATTCCCTGAGCCGGATATTTGCCGCTCGTCTTGCCGTGTTATCTTTCCGGTATGAAACGGGTTCTTCATCCCAGACCGCTTCATACACCTCGGCATACTTCACCGTGATTTTTGCCCGTGTAGCCGGATCAAGATTCAGTAACATCTCCTGTATCCACTTGCCGTCATCAGGAAAATATTGAGACGGCATTGATACCTGAACATGAGGATTAATAAACATAGCTGTAACTATTGAGATAAAATTTTTAACAAATTCATTTCGCTACTCTTCGCATTGGTGCAAAAGCAAGACTTTCTTTTCGAATGGCCATATCGGGGCAAATCGCTACAGTTGCATCTTCAATCCTCTGAGAGAGAGATACAGATGGGCGGCGAAAACCATGCGCAATTTGATTTAAATAGGCAGTGGTCGTTCCAGACATTTTGGCAATCTGGCTCCATTGGGCAGATGTAAGTTTTTGGCGAAGATTTAGTAACTCTCGATCCATTTATCACCTCTTCTGTTGATATAATTCATCATTAGCAATATGCTAACTATACAAACAGAGAGAAAGATTAGCAATACTGTGAATAGCATTTAGCTAATTAATGAGGTATTTTCAAAATGGAAACCAAAGATATTAGACGTAAAAATTTAAAATCACTTATGGAATCAAGTGAACTATCCCAAGCATCATTTGCTATGCGCTGCGATTTATCGCCATCCATGATAAGCCAATTAATAAATGGATACAGGAACTTAGGAAATTCTCTATCTAGAAAGATAGAAGAAAAGTTAAGTATAAAACGCGGCTGGTTGGATGTTCCACATGACGAAATAATCAATTCAAATGAATTAATCGAGTCACCACCAGGCTCAACTGAAAGAGATAAAAAATTAACTCCACAAGAAGAGCATCTTGTAGACCTTTTTAGGCAAATGCCAGAAAGAGAACAATCAAGAATAATCAACGAATTAAAGGAAAAGGCGGATGATTACGAACGGATCATTAACGAGTTACTGGAAAGGAGAAAACGCACACTGGGATAAATGACTCTAACTGGCGCCGCTAAACTGGCGCTTTGTTTTATAGTTTATTTTTAAATTAATATTATTAATAAACAACAAGTTATCATTAATTTTAAAAAAATTAGCAATTTGCTATTGATAAAGGATTACCATATAGCTATATTCAAATCATCCGGTACCACACTTAAGAGGTGATTAGCATGACCGTAAAGCGAGAGAATCAGGAAATTAGCGAAAAAGTAGAAATGCTTAGTTCAATTTTAGTTGGCTTGCAACGCCTGTTACTAAGCGGTGGCGTGTCAAAGAAAGACCTAAATAACATAATTGGCTCTGCTTTGAACATAAGCAATGAAATACATGTCAAGCTTGAAATTGATAATGAAGGCATGGCTTATAATAAATGTGCAAACAAAAACATTAAAAGTCATACCAAGGTCATTATTAGTGAATCTTATTTATCAAAATAAAGAATGAATAGCGATTAAAGATACACAGCTAAAAAAATTACCAATATAACCTCAAACCGATTACAGGGTAAAAGATGAAACTCAATAAGAAAGGACACGCGTTAATGACAAGTACCAAAGAGTAAGCAGAATTCAACGGATTCAAAAAATGGCTCTGGTACCCGACGCCAATCAAACACCAGAGCCTGAACACTAATAAACGCTGAGGGACGATTATCATGTTCAACACGAATTGTATCACAAAGATTTTCACTTTTGCAGTTATAAGATCACCTTATATTGCCGAGCGAGTAATTACGGGGGTATGCAATGCGTAAACCAATTACTTTAGACGATGCAAAATATCGCTCAGGTTTAGCCTGTTCACTCTATGAAGTCATTATAAATATGGCTAATAAAGAAGAATGCTCAAGCACCCTGACTGATCTCATCAATCTTGCGTGTGATATTAACTATGAGGTTTCTCGCCCCCTTAAAGCGGCCCTAAATAGCGGAGGTGAAGAATGAATAGCAACTCTCTAAATAAGCAACGTAACACTTCTTACATTGAAATAGAGGACGCACTCGGAAAAATAGAAGCACTAGCGGGGGCGGCAGGTTATCTGGATGGGAATAAAGAAGAGGTAATGTTGTGCCGTGAACTTATAAGCGTTATTCATTCAGTTGCCAGTGAAGTGCTAAAAAAGGAGAAAAGTGATGAATGATTTAGCTGATGATATTTCCGATATGGATTTAAAGGTCATGCAGATAGATGCGCTTCTCTACATATGGCAAGAATCATTTAAGAAAAATTGTGAAGAATCCTACTTCATTGGTGTACTACAGGGTTTAGTTCTCGAAGTGAAAAAAAAGCTGGATAAACTGGACGGTCAGGCAGTAAATATTGAAAACCAAAAGAAACCTGAAATAGAAAATAATGAAATTAATATCAGTAAAGTAAAATTTAAAGATTTATTAGATAAATCTGAGCATCTTGAGGCATTAATGATACCTGTCGGTAAAGCCGTTACCGATGAAGCCGATACAGACACAGTAACATTAACAAATCTTGCTTCTAGCCTGGCAAGCGATCTTGCGCAAGAAATAAGAATATTGGAAGGAGCTTAAATTGTGAAACCAAAAAAAATTGATTATTCCCGTTTTTATGCTGATGGGATTATTAGTGGTAGCGGTATTGATGATGCATTCAGTATACAGAAATTACCCGTATACATTGTTAGTCGTCATGGTCGTTATTACAAACGTTGGAGTCGTGATAGTGCCATTAATAGATTAGCCCATATCATGACACAGAAAGTATTTAACCGGGCCGGACACAAAACTAATTACCCGACCCAACCAATTATCGGTGAAGACAATGAAGTACACTGGAAAATAGGGGAATTACTGCCTAGTTATATCCAATGTCATAACAGAGCGGTACGGCGAATAAGATTATTACTTAAGCGTAGAAAAGGAATAGATGTACTGCGCAAAAAATATATTGACGCTTTCTGTGAATATGAGCGATTAAGAAAAGAATTTATCAACATCACTAAGCAACAACCCGGTTAGATTTTAATTAAGGTTAAGGAGTTAAAAAAATGTACGAAGTTGAAATTATATATCTCTCAATTGACAGCCAAGCAACAACACTGTGGGTTAAAGCTGATAATGACGATGGAGCAAAACGCGAAGTCGAACTATTGCGAGATATATTTGATGAGGTCAATGTTGAATTTAAATTGACGGGGGTGAAAAAATAATTTCGCCACTTCAAGAAACAACAGGAATCATCGGCACGGATGCTAATTATTAATTACTGAGAGGGTTAAATAATGAAAACAGATTACGCATCAAATTTAGCACTTTTCTTGTTAGAAAAAACGGGGTCAATTTTTGGGGTATGGGAGGGAAGGATATTAGCTAAAGACCAAAGAACGTTATTCGGGCGCTTTATCGGTAAAGGTTTAGTAATAATCAATGGACAAGAAGAAACAATTTGCCAGTGCGTTTCAGTATGTTTCGGATTAGATTATGATTACCGCAATTTTGTTGAATGGAAAAATTTATAGCTAACTAGCAGGGATGCTATTTATTAAATTAATAACAGGAGTACACATCATGACAATAGCAGAACTAATTGAACTGTTAAAAGAACAATTCGGTGATGATTGGAAGAACCGCGAACTAGAAATTCCCGATGAATTCAATGGTGGATGGCTAACAGTTGAACCCGAAAATGTTGTTATCGAATCTGATAATGAATTTATTAAATTAGATTGCTGGATGAGTTATCCAGAGGAATTAGAGGATTAATTATGAAGTGGATTAGTGTTATAGATAAAGCTCCTGCAAAAGATGAAGTTGTTTTAGCTTTTACTAATATAGGAGATATTATTATTGCAATTTATAGTGATAAATGGAGAGAAGTTGTTTCTTATGTAGATTTTCGTGATGAAATAGAAGGTTGTGGAATATTTGTTTCTCACTGGATGCCATTACCGCAGTCACCTGAAGTAAAATAAGTGAGGATTAAACAATGTCAGACAATAAAAGACACGTGCACGCTGAGTCAATGCTTGAATATGCGATTGATGCTTCTAAGACCGATGAACCGTGGTTGCTGTGGGAAATATCTTGTTATGATAGTGAATGGAGAACTTTGGCTCGTCATCCAGCATGGGATATTGACGTCGAATATCGTCGTAAGCCAGAAATGATAACTGTAGGAAAAGTGAGTTTTCCGAAGCCTATTGATTATAAATTGGAGAAAGGTACAGGGTATTGGGTGGCTGATCGCTGTGGAACTTACTATAGACAGCAGTGGGATGATGATGACAGTGATATAGAGTTATTAAAAAGCGGTCAACTTCATTTGACAGGAGAAGCCGCTGAACAACATGCTCAAGCGATTGTTAAAATCAGTAAAGGTGAGTTTTAAATATAAACTCTTACTAATTTAGAAACTAGTTAACTTTTAATTACAGCTTAATGGCTGAGGATTGTCTCAGCCTAAAAACAACAGAGTGGTATCTATGACTAATCAAACATTAGTTGAACGATACAGAAATCGTTTAATCGCGGCAAAACTTGATGCAATGATGAAGAAAACAAACAGTCATTGTATTGCTGTCAATCTTAACGATTGTTCTATGTGTACTATCGAGTTATCGGAGGAGATATTAAAGAGGGCTTTGCATGTGTTTTTTGAAGCGCCTGTTTATGACGAACATAAACGAGAGAAAGCCGATAAATATATTTTAAATAGCTACGGTGATTATCTATCTAAATACGGTGGGTTAACAAAGGAAGGCGATGATTTTATGTGTGCCCTCGTTAAGTTAATTGCAGAAAGGGCTAAACACAGTGGATTTTCACCAGAATACATATTCCAGTAAATAAGGACTTCATAGTGAATATTACCCATTTTAATTTCTCACAAAAAGCCATTCAAAGTGAGCGTGAAGAAAAATATGAAACAGCGGCGGCTCTCTGGAATAAAGCCGCTGAACATGCCAAGCACCAAGTTAACCGTGAATGGGCTGAATATCGTGCTGAACTGAATTCAAATCGACATACGTTACATAAGCGTTATGAAGAACTGAAAGCCCGCACCAGCCAGCGCCGTAAAGAAGAACGGGAGGCCAAAAAGCTGGCTGCTGCACTCAAGACCCATATGGATAGAGAGGAAGCATCTCTATGAAAGACTTTCATCAGCTAATACAGAGAGCCAAAGAGCTTGAAGAAAAAGGCCTGTTTAGACGGGCTGCTAATACCTATAGCGAGGCTATTGACTGGGCGCTGACAGATGAAGAGCGGGAATGTTGCGCTATTGATGCCAATCGTTGTTCAAGAAAAGCACGGCTGCCGCGCTGGGCGGAAGGATGGTAAAGCAATTAATCTTACGAATACTGTATTTATTATAAAATGAGGGTAAGCAATGAAAATTAAATCTGCCATACCTGTATTTGAGAAAGCCAGGGAGTTGATGAAATGAAAAACCTCCTTAATTATTGTCTTGTAATATTTACAATATCTGTGATTGTCGGTTTTGGGTTTTCTGGTGGTGTTATTTCTTTCTTTGGTTACATTACGTTTTTAAACAAAGTGTTATTGTGAAAAAGTGAGGTGAATTATGGCTGCACGATTAGAAATCATTATCTCGTTTGATGAAGACTTAAACAAATGTCAAGTCGAATGGACAACTGGAGAAAGTCGGGACATTGCAAATGAGGAAAAGCAGCTCATTGCTCAGTTAAAGAATAAATTACTCTGTTCAATGGATAATGAGTTAATTAATAGGGAACAGCATTACCTTCATTAAATAATATGACATTTAATTATTCACATTAATTTGGCGTAAATACCTCTAACCGATTTACGCCAAACTTAAGGAAAAACAAAGGTGATTATCATGACTAAACATACAGAATCTTTAATATCAGCATGTCAAGAATTAGCAAGAACTGCGAATTGTGACAATTATTTAATTTTAAATGAGATTGCTGATAAATTGAAATCTCTTCGAAAAGGACGTGACAGATATAAAGAAATGTTTTATGAATCGTGCGCGGGGTTAGGTGCTATAGCTCGCGCTGCTGGAATTAAAGAAGAGAATGATACGGGGTCTCTGGGACAAGTAATAGAGAAAATTGAATCGATGCTTAATATAGATTGGAATTTCACTGAACATCCCGATATTAAAGTTGGCGAAGAAATGAAATGTTGGGTATATGTTGAGAGAACGATTCAACGTTTTGATTATTGTGATCTAGATGAGAATGGAAAGGCTCAATATCATTATCAACAAGTTGAATATAAACGTTATGTTACTACTTTAACTTATCAAAACAAGCCGAGCCCAACAGGGGGGCATATTTGGTCGTGGCATGATGATATTCCAGAATGGGCAACACAAAATGATGTATATGACTGGATTCATAGTGTCTGTTGGTGTTTAGAATATAATCATCCTGATCACGCTTATTACTATGAAGAATTAGATAAAAATATCCAAGTATTAGCATGGGCTGAATTTATTCATCCTGCCTCGCCGGAGATAAAAAATGTTAATTAATGTCGGTGATACTTTGCAATATTGTAATCCGATTTCAGACTACGCATATAAATTCACAATCGGAAACTATTATGAAGTAGTTGAATTCTTCGGCTTGCTGGGAATCACAGATGATGACGGAATTTTTTGCTCACTTGATGAAATTAATACTAATGATGAGGATGAAAATGAATAAATACGAATATATAATAAGTGGCGATAAATATCCAAATGATGCTTATGAATTTGAATCATGGTGGCATGAATACTATAAATCATATATAGCGGAAGATGCCGCAGAACATTATTTCGACTATTATGGTGGATGGGAATTAAACTGGCCTATTGACTTTGAAATTTATATTAATGGAAAAATTCTAGGTATATTTACTGTTAGTCTTGAGATGGAACCAAGTTTTTCTACAACTAAAAAAGAGGGTAATGAGTGATGGAAATATTAGAGAGATTTAAAAAAGATACTGAAAATCACAGCATCAAAGTTTTACACAACTCTGGTCTGTATCGACATCTGCTATTCAATATAGCTCTAATGTAACCCATTGGATGGAATTACCTGAGCCACCAGAGGAGGTGAAGCTAAACAACGAACTGGAGGGAGTGGAATGAGCAAAAGCCTAATGGATACCGCCACTTTTTGGGAAATAACCAAGTACCTACTCCAAGAAGAGCACGGCAACAATATAAGAATAACTATCACAGAACTGGATGACATGATCGATAAAACCATTCGTTCCGCCGTACATATCGCACAAATGGTGAGCCATGAAATAAAGCAGAGAGAGGAAGGCGATAATGATAAACATTGATGACGTGCACAACTTAAAGCCATGAGGGGTACAACCGATGGGAAATAAAATTGAACTGTTACCGTGTCCATTTTGCGGTAGCAAAGATGTTGGAGTATTTCGGCAATATGAAGATGACTGCCCATACAGATCATCAATCGTCAGATGCTTCAATTGTGATGCACAAACAGCCCAGTTTATTAATGATGATATCCGAAGCCAAAATAAAATGGCAATCAGAGCCTGGAATAGGAGAAAGAATAATGACAAACAAAGAACAATTTGAAAAATGGCTCACAGAAACTTATCCGTGGGGTGAGGAAGAGTTAGAAAAAGCTTTCTTTCAGGAAGAATGCCAATACTACATCAGTGACGGCAACGCATTGCATTTTGCGTGGGCAGGCTGGAAAGCTCGGGGTGAAGTTCGTGTGGAACTGCCAAATTATATTGATTGTGATGATGATGACGAACTAGGTATTGAATATAACAGAGGTATTGCTCACTGTGACACTCATCTGAAATCACAGGGAGTAAAAGTAAAGCTAATTCTTAGGGACATAAGGGAGGAAAGTCATGATCAATAACTCATTTCACTTAACCCAAGTAATAGCCTCAGCATGGGGTGATCCATCTGATATTACAGATGCAGTCTGGAACGCCGGTTACAGAAAAGCTGGCAGGACATCAGAGGAGATGGTATTGGTGACACTTAAGGTCATCAAGGATTCTCATTACAGCGATATTCCGTATGAGTACTGGCCCAAAGATTTAGAAGCCGTACTTGCTGCTGAGCTGAACTTTCTGATTGATGATCTCGTCTGGAACGACAAAACAACGCCGGCAACAGTGGCAAGGATAATTTTAGAGAACGGTTATCAGAGAGGAGAAAAATAAATGGAAGAGTCTGAATACATCACAACAAGAGAACTGGCTAAGAAATTACGGGTTACACCCCACACTATCCGAACGTGGTGTGGGGATGGGAAACAGAAAAAAGAAGGTTTCCCAAAACCCAGATTTCGCGGGAGAGAAAACAACTTCTCTAAGAAGGACATTGAAGATTGGGAGAACGGGAAACGATTTTAGTCAACTTCGCCCACCAAAGTTCATATGCTTCCTTTTGTTCATTCAGGTAGGTGTGCTTGTCGTAC